TTGAACGCAGACTTTATAATCAGGAATTGGCTAATTGTCAGAGGTATTTTGAAACATCTTATAATCAAGGAAACTCACCGCAAGCTATTCCAACAAATACACCAAATTCTTATGCGTTTTTACCTTCAGGCACAAATACTATTGGTGGCGGTGTAAACGCAGCACAACAAATTATGGGTCCATTCTTTTTTAGAGTTCAAAAAAGAGTATTATCAACAGTAACTATTTATAGTTATTCAACAAGCACAACAAGCATGGCAGGTAATGGGTGGACTGGTACAGACTTGGCGGCTAGTAGCGGTTCTATTGGTGATACTTTAACATACGGCTTTACTGTTATTAATAAAAGTGGTGGTAATGTATCGACTGGTGGCTATGGAATTATTTTTGGCTATTCAGCTTCTGCGGAGTTATAATCATGTATAAATTAATTATTCATAGTGTATCAAACAAGCCTTATATGGTTCAAAGAGAAGATGGAGCTTTTATCCCATTTGACCCAGCTAACACAGACTACCAAGCCTACTTAAAGTATAAAGAAGAAGGTGGTAAGGTTTATGGTCCAGACGAGGAAGTGCCTAGTGGGCAAACCTCTAAGTGATTTAACTGGATTTCAGTTTGGTAGTTTAACCATACTGAAATTAGGAAGATCAAAAGGTAATGGTGCTTGGTGGATTTGCCAGTGTAAATGTGGCAAACAAAAAGAGATTAAAGCATCTGATATGGTGCAAGGTAAGATTAACTCTTGTGGATGTGAACATAAAGAACGAATAGCTAAGGCTAATACTACTCATGGCAAAACAAACACAAAGACTTATGCTATGTGGGGAGCCATGAGGAATAGATGTAATAGGATAAATCAAGACTATTCTTCTCGTGGAATTACTTATGATAAAAGATGGGATAGTTTTGAAAACTTTTATCTTGATATGGGTGAAGCTACAGAAGGAATGAGTTTAGATAGAATAGATGTTAATGGCAATTATGAGAAATCTAATTGTCGTTGGGCTACAAGAGAACAACAAGCTAATAATACAAGAGCTAATGTTTTTGTAGAATGGCAAGGTAAAAAACAAACAATAGCACAATGGTCAAAGGAACTAAATATGAATTATGACAAACTAAGAAGTAGAATTGTTAGATACAAATGGTCTTTAGATAGAGCCTTTGAAGAAGGCAATACACCAGAACCAGCAGAGGAATAACATGGTTAAACATGACGTAGAATCAAGGCTAAGCACACACGAGGAAGTATGTGCTATTCGTTATGAGCAAATCAATGCTAGACTTAAACGCTTAGAGCAGATCCTTCTTGCTACAGCTGGCTTCGTTATTGTATTCTTGCTTAGTCAAAGTTATGCTCATGCTGATACAACAACGATCAACAACAAAGGGATGCCAGTGCCTAGTGCTATGGCCCCATCCATGTCTGGTTTCTCTAATGACATGTGTAAGTCTGGTGTATCTGGTGGTGCTAACACAGGCATGTTCTCTATCAGTGGTGGTGCTACTATCACAGATGAAAACTGTGAGCGTATTAAACTAGCTAAGACACTTAACGACTTAGGTTTAAAGGTAGCAGCAGTATCAGTATTGTGTCAAGACAATCGTGTTTGGGAAGCTATGGAAATGTCTGGCTCACCTTGCCCTATTGGTGGCTCACTAGGTTACACAGCTAAACGTGCATGGCATGAGAGAGATCCAAAACGATTTGAGAAACTATATGGTCCTACCTATACGCTCCCTCTTATTCCTAATACTCCTGTGGAGTAACCCACTCTATGCATGGTATTGCACATATGTTCCAACAGCTCAAGGCTGGGTTAGTAACTTACAGTGCCATGGCATTGACGATGCTACAGCGCTTGCTACAGCATGGTGTCCGTATAGGCCAGATGATCCTATCTGCGCTCCATACATTCAGCCAGTCTGCACCGATACAGTGGAGTATCAATCGCTTAGTTGCCCTCTACCGCACTATAGTGGAGTGGTTAATCAGAGTCGTTCCTATGCTTGTAGCTCAAGTACTTGGACTTCTTGGACAACTACGTCAGATAATTGCACACAAGATCCGCCAACTTGTTTCGAAGCTACAGAACAAAGGACACTAGCATGCGAAGCTGGATACACTGGATCAATACTAGAGCAAAGAACTTCGACATGCTCAGATCCATACTCGACTCCAGCGTTTGGTTCTTGGATTCAAGTTACCAACAGTTGTGTCAAGTCGATGGACAATCCAACGAATCCAATCAGTCCGACAAGTCCACTCAGTGTGACAAGTCCATTGAATCCCATCAATGCACCAGTCATACCAATAGAACCTGTAATTGTGCCAATGGATTTTGCGCAGACTCAGATGCCAGAGGTGACTACTTCGGTGCGTCAAGAAACCAAGACGGAAGTCAAGACAGAAAGCAGACAAGAATCACAGCCCGCATCGAGAACAACCGCAAATACAGAAGCGAAGCTAGACCCAAAACAAGAGCTTCCGAAATCAAAGGAACTCGTGCCTGGGTTTGGGATTGTTATGAGCATGCAACTATTGACTCAAGCATACACGATACAGAACCAACAGATCATAGAAGCAATCAACATGGAGCAAGAGAATGACTACGCAAGAGAACAAGAAGTATACCTTAAACTTATCCTCGCAGATGATCTTGGGGATAATCTTATCAGTGCTAGTTCCTACCAGTGGAGCAGTCTACTACGGGATAACCCTATTCAACGATTTGACTTCGACAATTGAAGAAGTAAAGAAAATGAGTAATGTTGAAACACGCATTACATTAGTAGAAGATAGAGTTAAAGCTGCTGACAATCGTATGATTGAATTAGCTATGTCTAACAACAGAGCGTATGAGAAAGCATCAGAAGCTTTTGCTACATCTAAAGAAACAGCAGCCATCATTAAAGGATCACAAAGAGAGATTGATGTATCTCTTAGCGCAGTGCGTGAGGAGATGAAAGCATTACGCAAATCAACGATCAATCCATTGGCCAAGTAATGAAGCTATTAACCAAACAAAACTTGCGTAAGATGTATGCTTGTTTTGTTGGGCTACCTCCGTTCAATGGCTACAAGATGCCAGCACCGCACAAGGTTAATTTTAGTATCATCAATACTAAAGGTGAGGTGCTTGGATACTTTCTTACAGAGCCTACTAGAATACAAATAGATATCTCTAATGATACATACTTGAAGATATCTGAAACACTTATGCATGAGATGATCCATTGTATGCTTTGGTATCATGGACACAATGACTTTGATGCACACGAAAAGAAGTTTAACAAATATGTTAATATCATCTGTGACCTATACGGATTTAACAAAGAGGAGTTTTAAATGTTTAGTATTATCAGTGGTATCTTAGGCTTTGCTACCAGTGGGCTACCAAGTCTGCTCGGATTTTTTCAGCAAAAAGGTGACCAAGCACATGAACGTGAGATGGCTAAATTACAGAACGAACAAGCTATGCGTATGGCAGAGAAAGGTTTTGTATCTCAAGAGAAGATTGCTGCTATTGAATTAGAAGGAACGTACGCAGAAACGTACGCTCAAGAACGTGAAGCATTATATGCACATGACACCAAACTTGTAGAAGGTGCATCACAATGGGTCAAGACTCTCAATGCTTGTGTCAGACCATTCGTTGCATTTACTTTTGTAGGCTTACTTGTATTCGTTGATGTAGCTGGATTCATATGGGCAGTTAAATCTACTGGTGGATTCACACCAGAATCTATGGATGCTATATTCTCTAGCGATGAGATGAGCATTGTAGCTTCTATCATTGGATTCTACTTTGGCTCTCGCACATGGGAAAAGAAACGTGAAAGTATCTAAGCGTGGTATCGAACTTATTAAACATTTTGAAGGTGTGCGTAGTCGGCCCTATCGTTGTGCTGCAAACCTGTATACTGTGGGTGTTGGTCACCTTATCGGCGATGGCAAACATTTGCCTGATTCTTGGAACAGAACTTTTACGCAAGAAGAAATAGATGGACTTCTTAAATCCGACCTCAATCGTTTCGAGTTGGGAGTATCTAAGATGCTACCTAACGTGCGCCTTAGACAATGTGAATTCGATTGCTTGGTTTCTTTTGCCTTCAATCTTGGCTTGGGTACATTTCAAAGATCAACACTCCGTCAAGCGTTGCTTCGTGGCGATAAAGAAGCGGCTATTGAATCGCTCCTAAAGTATTGTCGTGCTGGTGGTCGTGTGCTTAAAGGACTTCAACTAAGACGTGAAGCAGAAGCTAAGATGTTTAAGTCAGGCTATTGATTTAATAAATTAACTGTGCTATCTTTCAGATACCTAATTTATAGGAGCTGTAATGGCACAAGCATACAAGTCCGTATTAGTAATCAGCGATCTACATATACCTTATCACCACCCAGATGCATTCAACTTTCTTAAAGCGCTCAAGACAAAATACAAACCCGATCTCGTTATTAATATTGGTGACGAGCTTGATATGCATGCGATGTCTATGCATGATAGCGATCCAGATCTATTCTCTGCTGGCCATGAGTTGGCAGCGTCTATTGCATACATTCAAACACTAGAAAAGATATTCCCTAAGATGAAGATTGTGCATAGCAATCACTCATCCATGTTATACAGACGTGCATTAAAGCATGGTGTACCTAAAGGTTACCTTAAACATTACAATGATTTCTTAGGTGTTGGTAAAGGCTGGGAATGGGAAGAAGATATTACCATTAACTTATCAGATGGATCACGTTGTTTCTTTACCCATGGATTATCTGCTGATGTACTCAAGGTAGCTATGCAATACGGAATGAATACAGTGCAAGGTCACTACCATACCAAGTTTAGTATCGGTTACTATAGCAATCCTGATGCATTAGTATGGGGCATGCAAGTCGGATCTCTTATCAATCAGAAGTCTATGGCATTTAACTATGCTAAGAACTTCAAGACTCGATTCATTGTTGGATGTGGAATGATATTAAATGGACAACCTAAACTAATGCCAATGGTTCTTAACACAAATGGTAAATGGAATGGTAAAATTGTTTAGTGGAAAACCCTACCTCAGAACAACTAGATATCCTAGACAAACTTATTGGTCGTAAGATTTGGGATATTGAGATCATTGAAGAAGAACCTCTCGCAATCATTAGAATTTTTTTCAATGAAAACGAGGATGATTACATAGAGATCAATGCTGAATACATGCAGATGCTCTACATTTCCCCTAAGCCTCAAGCTTTACACTAAAACTAGGTAGCCTAAGGTATCACCTTGACTACGATCGTGCGTTATAGAGCGATTGTGTGGGTTCTGTATAGCAATCAATCACTTAGCTAGAACTTTCTTTGCTCGAAGCATTCAAGGTGGTTAGTTACAAACATATTCTTCTTTACTTCCTCAAATAGTTTGCCATCAATACACTTTAGATCCTTGTCTGCAAAACTTCTTGGCTTAATCTGATTAATGTTTACCTCAACGCTAACAAATAGCATCATAAAGATACACACCATACACAATAAAGTTAATAACTTTTCTTTGCTTGTCATCATAATGTCCCTTCAAACTTATAACTACCTATATGACCTAACTTTGCCCATGGTGCAGCCCATACTTTAATTCCATTCAGTCTTGCTAATCTACAGAAGTGATAGTCCTCTGATAATAATCTATTAGAATCTGGCTCAATCGATGTAGCAAAGTATTCTGTAACGATTTCTTGCTGGCCTGGCAGCATGTCATTGGTATAGGTAGGGCAATGTGGTTTAAGTAAATCAAATACACTGCGCTTGATAAGCATAAAGCCTGTGCCACCATTAAATATTTCTATAGGTTCTGTCATTGAATGCAATGGCGTATCAATATAGTTAAGCTTATTAATAACAAGATCACCAGTAGCATACTTTAGATCTTCCCCTTGAATACCACGCGCTACTGCATCGCCAATCTTTTCCCATGCAATACGCTTCTTGGGATAGACACCACAGATAATATCTTTATCTGCATCAATCATAGATACAATATCTTCTGCATGATAACTAATGTCAGCATCAATGAATAGTAAGTGAGTGCAATCTGTTTGATAGAACATCTTAACCAATCCATTCCTAGCTCTTGTAATTAAGGATTCGTTATAAAGAAACTGCCAGTTATAACCTATCCCTCTATCTAAGAATAGTTTTGTTGCATTGATGTGGCCAATCGCATTCTCTCCTGTGCATACACCACCATACATTGGAATGCCTATAAATATATTACTCATCGTATCGTTCACCTATCCCATGATCGTGTTTAAAATCTTTGATGTCATCATCATCCTCAGTTGGATCTTCATATAATTTTTGAAGTCCTTTAAGTGGCTTCTTAACTTTCTTAGGTTCTAACTCGTCATCCATAATATTCTCCTAATAAAATATATGATTGTTAATAATAGTTCTTGGCTTCATACCCCATTGATTATCCATCTTAACATTATGAAAGTAACTAGCTCCCTTGCTACTGTCTTTGATTTTTTGTTGGATAATTTTTTGGGATAATTCTATGAATGGTTTGAGTGTTTCATAAGGCGGGACATGCTTTGTCTTTTTAGTCCATTCAAACTGGTGTGGTTTGAAAGTCTCCGAACATATATTCTTTTGGTCGAAGTCTGCTCTCCGATAAAGCACATACCCCACTGCCACTTGGCCAGAGATAGGTTCACCTCTGGCTTCATGGAACATGGTCAAACTCATACACATGACTGCTGCAATATCTAACATAAAGTCTCCTTCATTAGGTAGCTTTCATGGTTTTACTGATTAGTTTGTCTTGCAAAAAGTGCATAATTTGCGTAACAAGTAATCTTGCTTGTCATAGATAAGGACTAACACCATGTGGACAACTCCAGCAGCTACTGAAATGCGCTTTGGCTTCGAAGTTACAATGTACGTAATGAATAAATAAGCCAAGCATACAATGATAAGGCAATGCCTACGGAGATCTTTGTTGCTCTCCATATGCGTTGCCTTTTCTCTTTGGGTGACTCCATTGTCACCTCGTATTCATAGCCATTAAGCTCTTTAAATGATCGTGGGTAACGCCATTCAAAAGCATTGAAGTCTGTCTTAACTGGTTTCATTTGATTGTCCTTTCACTGTGTTGATGCGTGTGGCTTGTTTGCCTATGTATTGCATCTTAACTGTTATGGGTAAGCGATTTAGTGTTGGCTGATTAGCGTCTACTAATGCTTTAAGTTTCGATATCTTATCCTCTGGGTTTAAGCTAGAATTAACTAGCTGTTCAGACATTTGATCGAATTTTGCTTGCCATGTCAATACATCCGATACCTCTATTGGGTCTTTATTAGGAATATAGAAGGTATATTCCTTAGTTTGTGGCTTTTTTACAACACTGCCAGACCTTTCTGTAGCTAGATTACCATCATCATCCTCTGGTGCAATACCACAGGCCGCCATTAAACTACCTCTACGACAGTAAGTAAGCGATGCCATAACGCCATGCGGATCTATCTTAGATGCTGGTATGTGTAAGATGCCACCACTTAAAGTCTCACCTGATTCATGGATAAATACAGTTTCTACTTTGACACCATCATCACAATCATGCGTCTTTTGTATAAGACCAATGCCATTGTTATGTAATGCATCAATCACAGCCTCAATACAGCCTTCTAAGTTTACATACTTACTTCTAAAGTGTGGATTGGTAGCTGTCTTAATTGCTGGAGCAAACTCCTTTTGTGCTTTAATAAATGCTGCTGATATAGTTTTCATACTTTTCTCCTGTTGTTGTAATTCATTCATAACTTCTGTTTCAAAACGATCTTGGTCATTATCTACCATGCTGCTCTCCTACCATCGATCTTGTACATGTCCATGGCTCGGTTAAGTACCATAGCATCTCTGCTATACCTAGCACCTGACTGATCCTTATCGTGGCATCGTTGAGCATGTAACTTGATGCGCCATTTTTTACGGATCTGAAAATGAGTTAATCTCTTAATCATATACGATCCTTGATTGAAAGTTTAGATTGACGAATGACGTACGCTTCTTTAGCTGGCACAGTTTTTGCTGGCTGTGCTTTGTAAGAACGCATAGGCCATGAGATTTTGTAACGACCCGCATTACATACTTCGTGATCCCTCATATGCTCCATGATGTTGATTTGCAAGCGATCAATCTGTGCTTCTAACTCCGCGATTTGCTCACGAATTGTGATGATCTTCTCAGCTTGGATCTCAACTTCGGGTAACTCAATCGTACTCTTTTCAGCACGATCAAACACACGACTGGCTTCAAAAGAGTTTTGTAAGTCATACCATTCAATCTCTTGATTGGTTTTATACTTATTCAAACGCTCTTGAAAGTCCTCGACAGCATTGTGAATCATGTTGATGTGATCTTCATTAATGGGATATAAAAAGATACGCAATGTTGTACCCTTGTATAACACACAAAGAGCGCCCCATGATGCTTTCATAATATCCATTTGACCTTGAAGCTGGATCACACCACGATATGGCGCTGGCTCATTCTCGACTTCTTGAGCAGTAAGCTTGGCTTCTAAGATACCATAACCATCAAGCTTAATTGAATCATGCCCCATGACATAAATACCTTTGTCAATGTCAGTGTAGATTGTTGTGCCATTGCCAGACGCAGTGCCATCAAGGCTTGTAGCCAATGGTATGTCAGGATGAAAGTATGGTTTATCATGGGCTAGATCATCAATATCAACGCCAAGCCTTTTACAGCTTTCGGATAATATTAACTTCTCTGTAAGGTTTCCCCATAACATAGGCTCTTGCTCTGTAAACTCATTAGCCTCTCCGTTAAGTGCATTAATTGAATACTTCAATTCATCATTAGGCGTTCTAAACTTACTGAAACCTAATAATGCTGGAAGCCTTGAGCATGACATCATGTCATCGGGCGTGACTTTTCCTACCATTTTATGTTTTCCTTGTCTTTGATATTGTTTAGATAATAAGATACGTTAGGCGCTGTCCACGTGCTTCCTGAGTACGTTTTAACGCCTAGTTCATTGAGCTTCTTTGCGATGTTGCGACATGATGCTCGGCCACAATTTTCCATGGCCAAGTCAAACATAGGTTTGATTTTTAATGCGTAGGCTATCTTAACTTTGGCTTGTGCTTGACCGCCTTTGACAGCGATGACTCTCATCATCTCTCTAGGTGCGCCAAGTTTAACGCCTCTTGCTTTGGCGGCCATTAACGCATTGCGCGTATTGATAGAGATTTGGCGCCTTGTTTCCTCATTTAATACAGCTCTGATATGTAACTCAAAAATACTTGCTTCGGGCGTTTCCGCTATGGTAAGCGGCACCTTCTTTTCCAGTAGCGATGACATCAATGCAACCGATCGCGTGAGCCTACATTGTTTGGCCACAAGTAAACGAGAACCATTCTCAATTTCCAATAATGCCAACGCCTTGAGCAGCTCGGGTCGATCATTGTGAGAGCCGCTCTCGATGTCGGTATATTCTGAGATGATTTCAGCGTTGATGCTGCGAGCGTAGGCGTAACATATAGTTCTTTGAGCTTCCAAACCTAGCCCGCTTTGGCCTTGCTTATCAGTTGAAACGCGATAATAAGCTATAAATTTCATATATAACCTTTCGTGGTTTAATTAATCATTTTTAAAGAATGCATTGCAAGCCATTGCCTTAATAATCAATGGTTCGCTTTCAATAAGTTCTTTTGTGCTTCCGTATTCAATCTCACTATCATCAATTTGATTAATGATGTACCAGACATCAACATCGCTATAATATTGAATTGTTTTTGTAGACCTACAAAACGGATTAAGCCTTAAAAAAAACTCATTGTATGGGCTATCATCGCAATGCTGCTTTAATACTTCAACGCTATTAATTGCTATCATTTTATTAACCTTTCATGGTTTCGGCCAAAGTTAGCCCATAAGGGCGCTATTTAAACGCCCTTAAAGATAACTTTAGAATCCTAGCAATAGTAAGAGCCAACAATAAGCACTTATAAAGCCTAATACTAAATAACAGCAGTTCTTTAATAAATTAGTCATGTGAAGATCCTTTGTTAAAATTACTTAGAATAAACCTTGCATCGCTTAGCGGTATATTAAAAACAGCTTTAATGGTTTCAGCGTCTATTTGAATATCCTTTTCTTTAGATGTGTATAAAGTATGGATGATCCAATTATATTTAAGTGTTGATTGTTTAGTCATGATTAGCCCCTTAATTTAAACGTAATTGATGCGCTATATTCTCAATTTCAGAATATGGGATTGAATGACAGCCAACAGTTAAAATGCCATTTTCAAATCTATTAACTGAATAATTGCCTAAATGAATTGAATGATGATCTTTAACATATGAAACGCCTTTTTCATGCCATGATTTAATTAAACCCCAAAATTTAATGGCATGATCTACAGGAATGCGCGCGCCTCGCGTGGTTTGAATTTCATCATCTTTAATACGTAGCGCTGTTAGTTCGAATGAATTACGCACATCTAAACCCTTGCGCCAATTCTCAAGGGCTTCCTCTTGCTCTTTAATTCTTGCGGCCTTGCGTACCTTTTCAAGCGCTTTAGCTTCTTTGTCAGCTTTAATTGCTAACTCTTGAAGGTCATCAATATCGGGGCATGAATAGAAAAGGCCACGCAATAAAGCATATTTTTCTAAGTTCTTAATAATGCTAAATGCTTGCCCGCTGTATAAAGTAGCGTACTTTTTAGACCTTGAAGCCTTAACTAATAAAGTGCGAACTCTTTGTTGATTGTAATTCAAAACTAATTGTTCAAAATCAGCTTGCCCTAATTCAAGTGAATTAAGGTTCATTTTGGGAACGCTTAAATAAATGCGCTTCTCAAAATGATTAGTTGCTTGTCTTGCTAATGATTGGTGTTTCGATGTGGTATTACTATAAGAGGCTGTATTATAAATAACAGTATCTCCAATAATTTGAGCGATAACAGTTGAATAACTGTATAGCTTGCCATAATGACAAGACATTGAATTAGCACTCTTATATATGCTAGAATCAGGATCATTTGCCCAAATATGAGATAGTTCGGAATTACTTGAATATTTAGTTTTCATTTTATGTACCTTTTATGGTTAATTAAAAATAACGCCCTGAAGCGTTAAAAAGAGTATGGGGCATGAGATATCTAAATGTCAATACCTAAATGCAAAATAATTTAAAAAAGATTAAAAATGATTAATTCAACCTACAAAATCCCCGAGCAAATAAAGCTAAAGACACATAAAAACGAGGATTTAAGGCGCTTCTGTGTTGTTCCAATTAAAGCATTCTTAAATAAAAAGCTAACAGGGGAAAATTTAAGAGTTCTAGCTGTATTAGCTAGCTATGCAAATAAGGGCGGCTTTTCTTTTGTAAGTTGTCTCACAATCGCTAAAGACTTAGGCTGTACATCTCAAAACATAAGCAAACATCTAAAGAAGTTAGAAAAAGAAGGCGCTATTGAATCATTCAATAACTACTTTCCTAAGCTAAAAGGGAACACAAGACGCATTATCTATGATGACAAAATAAAGAGAGAAGATGTCTCAGAGTATGACCTAAAGAACTCAGAGATTAGCGAGATATTAAAGACTAATAGAGTGTTGAATGAAGTTAATGAGAATGATTCCCAATCTCATGTAGTTTCACAATCAAGCAATCAGATAGATGATGAGTTAGCTAGCTTGTTTAATACTATAACAAGAGAGAGCGACTTACTCGAGGCCGAAAGGCTGTTATCTCAAGGATTAACACCTAAAGAAGTCAGAGACCGCATGGCTCTAGGTTCATAGAGCATCATACAAGAGGGCTAATGGTTCCTTTAGCATCCTTCAAAATCAATAGGGCTTCATTGACATCCTACATATTGTAGGCATTGCAAGCATTAGGCTATTTGAAACGCTTACCTATTACAATTCGGAAGGCACATGCTTACCCCCCACCCTGTCTCATATACCGAGGGGTATCCCACACAAATTTTTCCCATAAATTAGAGATTAATAACAACAGATATCTTATCAACATGGTATGTCTTAGCAAAAGCAGACCTTACCTACTGACGCCCTTTATAAATATATAGATTAAGTACAAACCAAACATAAGGGTATCTAGTAGCTTATAGGTAATATAGAGGATCATGTGATAGAGTTCGTGCGAATAATAGACCTAACCCGATAATAAACAGTATTGTTTAAATTATCTTACTAATCCAGATGGATTGTAGCTTCTCGTTTATCTAGTTTGGATGTAATGCACTACTTCACATCCCCAGTGGTCTGATCCCCGATACTGTTACTTGATCTCATCCGAGAGCAACTTGTAAGAAGAATCCACCGATTAAACACGTTTATCCCTATCTGTCAGCTACTACATTTAGGAGGGCTGGGTAATGGCCCCGTATGAGTAATATAAGCCATATTTATTTTTAAGTCAAGCAAACATACTATTGACTTGTATATCTATAAGATATATATTGAGCATATGAGCAAAGGATCAACACCCAGACCATTTACAGACAAAGAAATCTTTGATGCCAACTTCGATCGTATCTTTGGCAAGAAGAAACCATCTTCTGTTGAGACAATTAAAGAATATGAATACGAACTCCATCCCTCTACTGGTAATGTAGAGAAAGTATTTAAAGATGGAAGCTAAAGAGTGGATGCAATCCATGGCTAAAGCTTTCGGTAAGTATGAATATAAAGTTAAATACAAAAATGATAAAGGTCAAGTGGAATTAAAGTCACCAGGCTGGCGAGAAGATCCACCTAATCTAAAAGCCTATAAAGCGATTGATTGTATTTTGCCTGAATTTTTAAGACCTAAGAAAAAAACAGGCCAAAAAGATATTAAGAAGAAAGTAGTCAAGCAATTAACCAAGTATAAGGAGATAGAATGAGTACCGAACTAAAACCATTCCTAGTAAGATTGACACCCTCTAGTGTTGAACTATTAGATAAAGCATCTAAAGAACAAGAAAAACCTAAAGCAAGTATTATTAATGATGCAATTAAAGCTTACCTTTCTAAAGGTGGCGATATTAATTCAAGACTGAATAAAATAATTTAATGATATTAGAGCTTCCATATCCACCATCAGTGAATACATATTGGAGAGCAAATGGCAAAAGAAGATTCATATCGAAAGAAGGCGTATTATTCAAGACAGCAGTCCAAGCCATCTGCTTTAGAGACAAAGTGGGATCTTTTGGCGATGCTCGCCTTTCTGTTAATATTTATATTCATCCTAGAAGTAGGCGTATATTTGATCTCGATAATTGCTTGAAGGCTATTTTAGATGCATTGATGTCAGCGGGTGTGTATGATGACGATTCACAGATAGATATGTTATCAATTGCACGCAGTACACCTAAACCAGGAGGATCAGCAGTAGTGACTATTAGCGAATATGGAACTAAAGGATAAGTATGTACATGCAGAACCTAGTCCACTTGGTGATAGATTCTGTTCAACATGCTACCAATACAAGTTTAGTGTCAATGGTAAATGGAAGATTGCAGCACATGGTAAGAATCGCAGATGGATATGCGAAGAATGTATGACGAAAAAAGTAAAACCCACGCCAATTAAATAAAGGAGAATATAATGGCAGAACAAAAACCACGCAAACCAGGAACAGGTGTAGCGTTTATTAATGAGAATAAAAAAGAAGATTGGCATGCAGACTTCACTGGTGAATTTGCAGACCATGATGGCAATTTATTTTACCTAAATGTTTCTAAGAAACTTAGTGGCCACTCTGGTATTGAATATATTTCCGTATCTTTAGGCAAACCAAAAGCACCAAAGGCTGCTCCAGCTAATGCAGCAAAGCCAACTTTTGATGACATTCCTGACGATTTACCATTTTAATGGATGAAGTCAAAAAGAAAAATCCAATCCCTTCTCTTGCTGGCTATGGTGGTGTCCGTAGCTTGCAAAAGAAACTTGAGCGTTCGACTACGCTTCAGCAGAATCGTGAAGCTGTTAGTTATTCTCTCTTATGTTTGGCGAATACAAAGCTTACTGATATTATGGAATGGGATGAGCAAGGTAATATTAAAGTTAAACCAAGTAAGGATATACCAGACCATGCTCTACAGGCCATTAAGTCCATTAAGTCGAATACTAAAGTTGATAAGGAAGGCAATAGTTATACGACTTTGGACATTGAGTTGTGGGATAAAGTTGGCGTATTAAGGCTATTGGCAAAAGCATCTGGCTTATTAGATAATCCAGAAGAATCCGATAAACCAAGCGTATTAGGTATTAACATACGCGCACCAGAGATTATAGATAATGGCGAAACCACAGGACCAGATAACAAAGATACTGAATGAGCGTCAAGCAACACATGGGGATTATTTATGTAAATGTGTTTTCATTCAAACGACCAAAGAAGCCATGCGTGATGGAAACGGAAATTGGTATAGATTAGATTCAGATATGCAAGAATCATTAGATATGGTGGTACATAAGATTAGTCGTATTCTTTATGGAGATCCATATCATACTGATAACTGGTTAGACATAGCTGGTTATATTATGTTAGTTGGCAATCGTTTAAAACTTGAGGAGGAATTTAATGAGCGCACCAAATAATTTAGAAGATCGTATACAAAAGTTACGAGATGCTTATGCATTGAATAACATTTACCAAACGGAGTCATTGCAGATTATTGATGCATTACAAGCACAGATCAATGTGCTTAATCAATTGTTAGCTTTAGAAATTAAAGATATAGATGGCTAACAAAAAGGAAGTATCTCAGAAGTCCCTTCATGGACCTGGGATTGACTTAGACTTTTCTACAGCACCAACTACATGGAGCTTCTTACAGTCAGATGCATTCGTGCGTGGACTGATGGGACCTGTAGGTTCTGGTAAATCCTATGCATGTGCCGCAGAGATTATGATGCGAGCAGTTAGACAGAAGCCATCACCTATTGATGGTATTCGTTATACACGATTTGTCATTGTACGTAACTCATATCCTGAATTAAAAACCACAACGATTAAAACATGGCAAGATTTATTTCCAGAAAACACTTTTGGTCCGATGCTATATACTCCTCCTATTACTCATCACATCAGACTCCCATCAAGGGGTGATGCTGCGGGGATTGATTGTGAAGTAATTTTTTTAGCATTGGATCAACCTAAAGACGTACGTAAATTACTCTCACTTGAATTGACAGGAGCGTGGGTAAATGAAGCTCGTGAACTTCCTAAAGCAGTTATTGACGGACTTACTCATCGTGTGGGTCGATATCCGACACAACGTGATGGTGGACCTACCTGGCATGGTGTGTGGATGGATACTAATCCAATGGATGATGACCACTGGTGGTTTAAACTAGCAGAAAAAACAAAACTCACTGGCAAGTATGCTTGGGATTTCTTTAAACAACCTGGTGGTGTCACAGAAGTAGATCCAGGAAACTTACCAGAGAATCCAGAAGCTAACGATCATATATTTTCTGGGGGTCGTTGGTGGAAGATTAATCCTAAAGCTGAAAACGTAAGTAATTTACCAGCGGGTTATTACATGCAGATGTTAGGTGGTAAAAACTTAGACTGGATTAAGTGTTATGCCGAAGGTAAGTATACCTATGTTCAAGAAGGTAGACCCGTATGGCCAGAGTATGACGATAGTTCTATGAGTGGTGAAGTCGATTATGATCCTGAACATGCATTGCAAGTGGGTCTTGACTTTGGTTTGACACCAGCCGCAGTGGTAGGACAACGATTGCCTAATGGCAGATGGATTATCTTAGATGAGATCGTCACATTTGACATGGGGCTAGAACGATTTGGTCAGCAGTTATTGGCAGAACTTAATGCTCGCTACCCTAAAGCACAGATTATGATGTGGGGTGATCCAGCGGGTATGCAACGAGATGCGATTTATGAGGTTACTGCATTTGATTATTTACGTACATTAGGTTTACGCGCACAACCTACACCATCCAATGACTTTAAAGTAAGACGTGAGGCAGCCGCAGCCCCTATGCAAAGACTTATTGCTGGTAAACCTGGTCTTATGATTGCAACTAAATGCAAAATGATACGCAAATCATTAGCGGGTGGTTACCATTTCAAGCGTGTAGCTGTCGGTGCTGGTCAAGAACGATTTAAAGATGCACCTAACAAGAACGAACACTCTCATGTAGGTGATGCTTTTGGATACTTGCTTCTTGGTGGTGGCGAACATAAACGATTAACCAAGAGTCCATTATCTGCATCAACCATTATTGCTCAAACGATAGCTAAGTCTGACTTTAATGTTTTCGACTGATTACTCCACTATACTAAAACACATGCCACCAGTCAAAGGTGGTTATTATTTACCATACATGCAACATCATTTAGATGAATTAGATTGTGTAGAAATGAAAACTCAGAAAGCAATTACTGTTAGTGAGTTTAAATACATGATAAATCATCAAGCAGAGTGTGGTCCAACCATTACAGCATTCCTTTATGGTAAGCCAGTAGCTGTATTTGGGGCTACAATACTATGGAAAGGTGTTGCAGAGTTTTGGTCTTTACTATCAGAGCAATCTCGTAGATATCCAATAGCTATGACAAAAGCGGGATTAACATTTATTGATATCGTTGAGATATTATTTCACTTGCACAGAGTCCAAATAACTGTTAAAACCTCAGATACTCGTGCTATGTCCTGGGCTAAGGCGTTATATTTTGTACCAGAATGCAATATGCTACGTTATAGCGCAGATAAAGATGATTATACATTACTTAGGAGACAATAATGGGCGGATTATTCGGCGGTGGTAAGCCAGATACGTCAGCAGCCGAAGCTCAAATTAGGGCGCAGCAAGCTGAAACAGACAGATTAAGAGCGCAAGCAGAACAAGATAAAGTTAAACTTGCAGAAGATTTAGCAGCAAAACGTATAGCTCGCCAACGTGGCGGAGCTAGAGCATTATTAGCAGAAGAAAGATTAAACCCAGAAACAGGCGTAGAAACGCTTGGCTCACCAGGAGGAATATAATCATGGGCGGAAAATCAAGACCATCAGCACCACCACCACCACCACCACCACCACCACCACCACCACCAGATCCAGCACCAGCTCGTACAGAAGCTGAAAAGGCTGCATCATTTAAAAAGGCTAGACGTGGTAGATCAGCTGGACTTATGTCGGCTACAACATCAGAGACATTAGGAACAGATACAACTTTAGGAGCATCATAATGAAAAAAGATAAAATGCAAGCTAAAGTTCGTAAAGTCATGCGTGAATACAAAGAAGGTAGTTTGCATTCAGGCAAAGGTGGCCCAGTAGTTAAGTCACAAAAGCAAGCTGTAGCTATTGCTATGAGTGAAGCTGGCAAAACTAAAAAAGGATATTAATATGAAAGCTGGACTTTATGCCAACATTCACAAAAAACGTGAACGTATTGAATCTGGCTCTAAAGAAAAGATGCGTAAACCTGGATCTCCTGGCGCGCCTACAGATGCTGCATTTATTAAAGCTGCTAAAACAGCAATGAAACCTAAGAAGAAATAATGGCAATTAATATATTGCGTGAGTCAGACACGACTAAATCACGTCATGTTAATCCAGCTTATGTAGATAAAGATGGCGCAAGTTATATTGCTAGCTCTGATAGACCATTTCCTATTGTAGACATTAATCATTTACGTTTACATGAAGGTAAAGCTTTTAAAGCATATAGAATATATCCAGAAGCAACAAAACTAGCAGCTGGAGCAAGCTGTAATATAGCAGTTGCATGGGCTAGTGGCGTTTATGCACATCTATTAGTGGATGCAAGTTGCAGTGGTGATGCTGAACTTTATATATATGAAGGTGCAACTGTATCTGGTGGCACATCGTTTACAGCAGTTAAAAGAAATAGAACAAGTGCAATAACAAGTCAATCAGCAATATTAATTAATCCAACTGTAACAGTAACTGGCACTGAAATTGATGCGCAAATTATTGCTGGTGGAACTGGTAAAAAGTCTGGCGGTGGTGGATCTAACGTTTTAGAAATGGTATTAAATCCATTAACAACATATTTATTTAGATTAACCAATGTAAATGGCACTGACCACATGGCTGAATTATTGTTAGAGTGGTACGAATAATGCCTTTAAAAAAATATCAAAATCCTAAGGGTGGTTTAAATGAAGCTGGCAGAAAACACTTTGAAAGTAAAGAAGGTGGTAACTTACAAGCTCCAGTCAAGAGTGGTACAAACCCTAGGCGCGTGTCTTTTGCTGCTCGTTTTGGTGGAATGGATGGTCCGTTGGTAGATGATAAAGGTAGACCAACTCGATTGAAGTTAGCTTTAAAAGCTTGGGGATTTGGTAGTAAAGAAGCAGCAAGAAACTTTGCAAATAAAAATAAGAAATCATAGGGATCAATATGGCAGAAATGATGAGACTATCCGCAGAGGATGTTTTAAAACGACACGATAAAGCTCTTACTAAGAAAGAGGACTTTAGAAGTCTATACGAAGAATGTTATGAGTTTGCGTTACCACAACGTAATCTTTATGACGGATACTACGAAGGTAAAGTAGGCGGTCAAAAGAAAATGAATCGTGTATTCGATTCTACAGCCATTAACTCTACACAACGATTTGCTAATCGCATGCAATCTGGCATATTCCCACCACAACGTAAGTGGTGCAGACTTGAACCAGGACCAGATATTCCTGAAGATCGCAAAGAAGAAGCACAAGCAGCATTAGATATTTACTCAGATAAACTATTTGCATCATTAAAGCAATCAAACTTTGATATTGCTATTGGTGAGTTCTTGCTTGATCTATCTGTAGGTACTGCTGTGATGATGGTACAACCAGGTGATGACATTAATCCACTTAACTTCATTCCTGTACCACAATTCTTAGTATCATTTGAAGAAGGTGCTAATGGTCAAGTAGACAATGTATATAGACGTATGCGTCTTAAAGGCGAGTCTATTATGCGTCAATGGCCAGATGCAGTTATTCCAGATGACTTACAAAAGAAGATTGACCAAAAGCCAACAGACGATTTAGAGTTTATTGAAGCTACTATATTAGATCAAAAGCGTGGTGATTTTTGTTATCACGTAATTCATAAAGAATCTAAAACAGAGTTAGTTTATAGACGTATGGTAGAAAGCCCATGGATTGTATCACGCTATGCAAAAGTAGCTGGTGAGATTTATGGTCGTGGTCCATTGATTACTGCATTGCCAGACATCAAGACGCTCAATAAAACATTAGAACTATTACTTAAAAATGCATCATTAGCTATTGCTGGTGTATATACCGCAGCAGATGATGGCGTATTAAATCCTAACACAGTGAAGATTATACCTGGCGCTATTATTCCTGTTGCAAGGAATGGCGGTCCACAAGGTGAATCATTGAAACCATTGCCAAGAGCTGGTGACTTTAATGTATCTCAAATCATTATGAATGATTTACGCATGAGCATTAAGCGTATTTTATTAGATGAGTCTTTACCACCAGACAACATGTCAGCACGTTCAGCTACGGAAGTGGTAGAGCGAATGAAAGAGTTATCACAAAATCTAGGATCAGCTTTTGGCAGACTGATTAATGAAACTATGATACCATTAGTTACTAAGATTTTAAGAGTAATGGATGAGCGTGGTCTTATTGATTTACCTCTTAAAGTCAATGGTCTTGAAATTAAAGTGTCAGCAGTTGCACCATTAGCTATGGCTCAAAGCATGGAAGATGTACAGAACGTATTGCAATTTGCACAGATCGTTCAAGGTGCTGGACCACAAGCTCAGATGACATTGAAAACAGATGCTATGATGGACTTCATTGCTGAGAAGTTAGGTATCCCACAAAAGATACGTAACACTCAAGAAGAACGTATGATGATGACTCAACAAATGGCTGAAGCTGCACAACAAGTAGCTCAACAAAATCCAGAAGCAGTACCTGGTATGGTAGAAGCTGCAACTAAGGGGATGATGTAATGGCTGGATGGGAAGATTTAGATCAAGCACTTCCGTTAGATGTAAGAGATGTAGCACAAGCAAGAGAAGATTTAGATAGATTAGCATTAAGAGTTTTTGGTAGTGATGACGGACAAAAGTTATTAGCATGGTTACGTCAAACAGTTTTAGAGCAACCAGTTGCTTTGCCTGGTAGCGACTCAAGTTATGCGTACTATCGTGAAGGTCAAAATAGTATTGTGAGAGATATTGAAGCAAAGTTAATTAGAGCAAGGAAAATGTAATGATAGACGACAACATCGAGCCTAGTGGTAATGAGGAAGCATCTCAAGAAACTGGCCTACTCGACAGTGCATCAGTTGAAACAGAAGCAGTAGAATCAAATCCGCAAAAAACAGAAATATCACATCTTGAAGCATCAGATGAAGATGATGATAGTCCTTTAGAACGACCCGATTGGTGGCCAGAGAATTTCTGGAAAAAAGATGAAGCAGAGCCAGACTTACAGGCTATGGCTAAATCTTGGGGCGATCTAAGAAAACAAATCTCACAAGGCAAACATAAGGCACCAGCAGATGGTAACTATGATGTAGCCGCATTTAAAGATATTCCAGCAGAAGATCCCGTACGCAATCACGTACTATCTTGGGCTAAAGAATATGGTGTAAGTCAAGCAGCTTTAGATACTTTAGTGGGTAAAGTTGTTGAGATGGGATTTGAAGCTAATCAAACTAGCTCTGTTAATTTAGCAGAAGAAAAGAAAGCACTTGGTCCTAATGCAGATGCCCGTATTAATGGCATGGTTAAGTGGGCTAGTGGTTTAGTTAATAAGGGTATTTGGGGTAAAGATGACTTTGAGGAGTTTAAATACATGGGTGGTACTGCAAAAGGTATCGCTGCATTAGAGAAACTTCGTGGTGCTTATGAAGGTCGTGTACCTACAGATAGCGCTCCAGTTCAAGGTGCTGTATCCAAAGAAGAACTCTATGCTATGGTCGGAGATCCTAAGTATCAAACAGATCCTGGCTTTAGAAAGAAAGTAGAAAGAATGTTTGAATCTAATTTTGGTTCATAGTAAGACTCCGTAGTTCGCGTTTGACCCACTTCGGTGGGTCTTTTTTTGCCTAAAACGCAAAATACTTGCACAAATTTGTAAAATATGCTAAAAACCATACAAGGCTAATTGCATTCGCAACCCTTCACACAAGTCGTCTTGTCGTTTGGCTATCGTAAATAGCAAGCACTGGCCCAGGTTTTGTCTGGCTAACCAAAGCGATAAACTTTATTTTTATCAATTCTAGGAGAATTAACATGGCTATTGGATTATCTAATGCTTTTGTAACGCTCTTTGATGCCGAAGTTAAACAGGCTTACCAAGGTAAGGCTAAATTAGTTGGTGCAGTTCGCCAAAGACGCGGTGTTGAAGGCTCAGTAGTAAAATTTCCTAAAGTAGGCAGAGGCGTTGCTACTTTAAGAATCCCACAAACAGATGTATCACCATTGAATGCTGGCTGGAGTCAAGTAACTGCTACTTTAGCAGACTGGAATGCAGCAGAATATTCTGACATCTTTATGCAACAAAAAGTAAACTTTGACGAAAGACAAGAGTTAGTACAATTAGTATCTAACGCTATCGGTCGTAGACAAGATCAAATGATTATTGATGCGCTTGTAAACTCATCAACATCATTAACAGTGTCTAACGATATCGGTGGTTCAGACACTAACCTAAGCGTAGCAAAACTACGTGAAGCTAAACGTCTATTAGACAAAAACAACGTACCACCAGAAGGTCGTCACATTGTTCTTCATGGTAACAGCTTGGCTTCATTACTTTCAGAAACAGCAGTAACTTCTTCTGACTTTAATACAGTTAAAGCTCTCGTAGCTGGTGAATTAAATACTTTCTTAGGCTTTACATTCCATTTATTGGGTGATCGCTCAGAAGGTGGTTTACCAATTGATGGTTCTTTAGATCGTAAAGTTTTTGCTTTCCATAAAGACGCTGTTGGTTACGCAGAAGGTATCGCTCCTCGCACAGAAATCAATTACATTCCAGAAAAAACTTCATTCCTTGTGAATGCTGTATTCTCTGCGACTGCAACTGCTATCGATGCTGAGGGTATTGTTCAACTCACATGCCGCGAATCAGCATAATTTAAGGAGATTAAAACATGGCTTATTCATCAACTGGTTTAAACTCTGCTGGCGGTCAATCAAAAGCTGGTAATGCTCCACAAATTTGGACATATACTAGTGCTGATGCAATCGCTACAGTAAACACAGCTGCTTACTTTAATGATGCTTCTTCACTTTTAAAAGTGGGCGACATCATTTTTGTTTACGATTCAGCAACTCCTACAATGAGCATTGTATTTGTATTATCAAATGCATCTGGCGTTGTAGACGTATCTGATGGTTTAACAGTAACAGCAACAGATACAGATTAATAAACTGTATTGTAGTAAGTAACTTGG